ATCTGGTCGATGTTGCCAGACGCCAGCGCGGACTGAAGCTCGACGTGGTCGATGCCCGCCTCGAGTCTCGTCACGGCGCGGACGAACGCCGCCGCAACGACCGGGCCGAACCTGTCGGAGATGCGGTGCACGATCTCGAACATGCGCGAGCGCGGTCGGCCGCTGGTCTGGTTGAGGGCGAGCGCGCTCACAGCACCACCAGCGTGCAGAACCCGACGATCAACGGGACCCACAGCAGCCCGAATATCAGAGCGCAGCCGGTCGCGGTCAGCGCGGCCTTGTTGGCGGGCCACTGCGTGCCGCAGCCCGGACACATCTTGGCGCTCGTCGAGACCTCGCGGCCACACTCCCGGCAAGGCCTCACTCCCCTCTCCCGCATAGCGGACACGTCTCGCCGTGCTCGTCGAAGCTGTAGAGCGCCGCGAAGTTGGCAGCGTTACGCGCCTCGGCCTTCGCCTCCTCCCCAGCAACACCCTCACGTATCAGGGCCTCTTTCAGCGCCGTGTACGTCTTTGCCCACGCGTGCGCGTTCTTTCCGAGCGCTGCCAGCTCCTCGGCGTTCAAGCGGCTGGCTCCATGACCGGCGGATCTTCGCCGCCTTCGCCGTCTTCGCCATCCTCGTCATCCATCGGCGGCGGTTCCGGCTCGGGCTCCTCGCCCGGCTCCCACTCGCGTTCGTCCCACACCTCGGCGCTCGGCCTGAGGTGCACGTTCCGGTCGTCGTCGACCTCGATGAGCTCGTAGGGGTCGCCACCGACCGGGGTGAGCGCCTTCGCGGTATCGGCGGTCGCCCTGTTGCGCTCGGCTTTCTCGGCCTCGGTCGGCACGTACAGGTCCGGCCACTGCGCTTCGTAGCCTTCGTCGCCCGGACGCGGTAGGCCCCCGATGTCGATCAGCCGGTCAACGAACGCGCGCAGCAGGTTCGGCTCAGCGTGGTGCTCCTGGCGCTCCGAGATCGTGCCAAAGTAGTTCCGCTCGTCTTGGTTGGACGCGAGTTCGCCACGTTCAGAACCGAACAGGATGCGCTTCGGGATGTTTGCGCCGGCCGCCATCTTCGTCGCGAGGATCTCCGATATCGCGGTCGGGTCCGCTACGTCGCCGCCGAGCCACGAGAGTTCCGCGCCCTGCGCGTAGAAGTGTTTTCGGAGATCGTGGTACACCGCCTGGATCTTGGTGTCGAGCTCGGTGAGATCGTCGGGGCTCACGCGAGCTTCGGGGTCGATGTTGAGCTGCAGGATCCGGTCGGCGATCTGCCAGAACGCCTCGGCGGCCGCGGCGTCGACCTTCTCGTCGTTGAACACCGTGTTGAGGATCCGCTTGAGCACCGGCCGGCCGTACACGTCGTCGATGAGCGGGTCTTCCGCGACATGGACGACTCGCGTGTGGTGCACCAGCCGCGTGCCAGGCCGAAACGTCGAGTTCTTCCGTGACAGATCGATCTTGTACATCTCCGGCAGCCCGTACCGAGGGTCACCGGAGTTCTCAACCCAGCGGTCGATCGTCGCCGCCTGCTGGCTGTAGTGCGCCAGGTACACGATGTCGTCGGGTCCGCTCACCCTGGTCAGCGGCATGGCGAGATCCGCCGAGCCGCGGACACCAATGACGAGCACCGCGTATTGGCCGATGCGGCTGAGCCGGTCGACCCGCTCCATGCGCGCCCAGAGCCCGAGTCGGTCCGACAGGGTAGCAAACGCTTCGGTGAACTTGGTCCCGTCCTCCTTGTCCGGCTCGACGATTTCCGGCGCGTGGCGCCACGTCGTCTGAGCTGGCATGTCCACGATCCTGCCAGCGATCGGGTGGCGATCGTAGTACGACCAGTAGTCGTCGAACGTCGGCGACGCCTTGTAGCCGGCGACCTTGTAGACGTCGCGGCTACCACCGTACTGGAGCCCACCTTGGCGTAGGAAGTCGAGCCGTTGAAGGGTGTGGACGTCGCCGTTCGAGTTCTGAGCCGAGCCGTTGAGCGCCTGAAGCACCCGGTCGCGGCCGCGCACCTTGTCGCCGCTCGGCATCTCGTACCATCCGCCCCCACGTGCCCTGACGCTGTCAGGCAGCTTCATCGTTGGCCTCCATCCATTCAGGTGTCGGTGCGCCGAGCAACTCCCGCGTGCGGCCGCCCATCGAGCGAACGTAGCCGCTGAGCTCCTCGGCGTGCAGCCGCCATTTTCTCCAGTGTGCGTCCGCGGAGCTGAATCTGCGCGGGTGCCGGTGCTCGACGGACTCCTCGAAATATCCCGTTTTCGTCATCGGAACGCCACACAAGACGATTCGGTCAGCACCCACCGTGCGTGCGACGGATACCGCCAACAGCCCACTCGATCCGCCACCGAAGCGGTGCACGACGTCTCGGTCGACACCTCGGCCTCCCTTGCCCTTCTTCGTCCACGTGACCGCCGTGCCAGGATGGCCGCGCTTCGTGCGTTCGGTGCGCCAGCGGTCGAGCTTGTTCGAGTGCAGGCTGCACCAGTGGTCGAGCGTGCGCGGCCACACCACGCCGATATCGTTCGCGGCCACGACCACGTCCCACCAATCGCAGCCGAGCACCAACTCCGATGCGGTGACGTCGGCCCAGACGCTGTCCGCGCCACCAAGGACTAGCGCGCGCACGGCTCAGCCGCTACGACAGCGTAGCCCCAATCTTGGATCTGGCGCGTCGCGCTCACGGACAGGTCGGCATCCGCGAATATGCCCCAATCATGGAGCTTCGTCCGTCCACGATACCCGTCGCCGATGCCGATCGACACGATGACAGCCGTCCGCGTGACTCGCGCCAGTTCCGTAAGCGCGGAGATGCACTCGTCGCGGGTCATCCAGTTGAGCAGCCGGAAGCACACGGCGACGTCGGCGGCACCGGCAGGATCGCCGATCGCGAAGATATCGCCCCGGTGGACGTCCTCCCACCCTCGCGCCTTGGCCTGCGCGAGCATGTCCTCGCTCACGTCGATACCACGGGCGTCGAGCCCGAGCTCCTGGTAGAGGGGCCAGAACCGACCGGTCCCGCACGGGATATCGAGGACGCGCACGTAACCGAACGGCGTCAGGAATTCACGGAGCGCAGCCTCCTCGGCCTGCCACTGTCCGGTCCACGCGCGCCGGCGTTCGTAGCGCTTGGCTTCACCGCCCGTATACCGTTCGCGGAACGCCTTCATGCGTGCGCCACGGTGACAGGGTCCTCGAGCACGTCGCGCAGCCGCACGGCCGCGACGATCTCGACCAAGCGTTTCGATGCTCGGGATCTGTCCAGGTGCATCACCCACGCCCGTAGGCCGTTGACGGACACCGGGTAGATTCTCGCGGTAGACTCGTACCATGCGCCATCGAGATTCGACCAGTCGCGTGCGTCAGGAACCTGTACGGCATGATGGGCCGCACCCCAATCGAACCGGCGGTCGAGCACGAGGTTGAGCGTGCCCGGACGCAGCGGTCCGGTGATCGCCTCGACGGGGCCGATCCGTCGAGTGTGCATCCGGGACGCGATGCCCTTGCCTGACTTCATGCGACCGACGTACACGCTCGAAATGGCTCCTCGGCCCATTCGATGCCGGACGCCCACGGACGGGGCCGGCCGTGGAAGATCACGACACGCGTGGCAGCGTCCGGACGCTTCTTGCCACGGCCGAGGCTCGACTTGAAGCCTACGACCATGCCCGGGTGAGTATCCTGGAAGTAGCGCACCCTGTCGCGGAGCACGTGCTCGTACACGTCCTGGTCGCTACGGCGGCGCATCCAGCGCTCGTGGTCCTGAGTGAACGCCTGCCACACGAGAGCACGGTCGGCTTCGGTAAGCAGCATCAGGGCCGACTGCAGCGCGTTCGCCTTCCGGCGGCCACGGAACAGGTCGCGGAGCACGATCGACGTCGACACGTCCTCGACGAGAGGCGCCAGGTCGCCCACAATCACGGTGTCGAGGTCCAGGTAGAGCAGCGGTCCGGTGATACCCGGCCGGCAGAGCTCCAGCTTTGCCCACCAGCCGGGCCAACCGTGCTCGAGCGGCATCCGGTGCGGCGCGCCGCCCACGTCGCTCAGGCAGGCTCGTTCGGCACCTGGCAGGTATTCGGCCAGCATGCGGTCAAGCGCGTGAGCGTGGTCGAGCGTGAAGTCGCCGCCGGAACGGAGCACGGTCGCGACGATCATCCGAAGTGGAACCGCTTGCCTTGCTGCACGATCAACGGGGCGAGCGCGTAGCGTATCGCGTCGATGCAGTGGTTATGGCGGTCCTCGATCTTCGGCAGAATGTCACCCGTCCGCTTGTCGACCTTGTACGAGTACAGCCGCGCTTCCTGGATCGTGTTCACGCACCGCTTGTGAATCACGATCTCATCGTATTGGCGAAGGTGCGCGATGCCGTCCTCGACCGAGCCCTGCCACTTCTTGACGCCTTCGATGCGGGGCACCCCGTGACGCTGCAGGTAGTCGTTCGTGCCCGGCTCAGCCGACTCAGCTCGCACCACGTACCCGCTGAACCCCGGCACATCCGCCTCCCATTGGGTCGCCGCTCGATCGATGCTCAGCCCGACGTGATACGACTCATGCTCGACGTAAAGCCGACGCCCATCGACCCAGCACCGCACGAGCGTGCGAGGGTCCTGCGCGAAGCCGTGATCGCAGCCGTGATAGGGCCCGTCCCATGTCGAGCTGCCATGCCGATCTAGGGGCACGTCGAACTCGTCCACCCGGTACTTGCCGGCGAGGACGCGCGCCTCGTTCTTGACGTTGTATTCGCCGAGCCAGATGTGAGCGTAGGCGTCGAGATCAACCCGCTCCATGCGCTCGGCCTCGGTGAGCATCACGTCCGGACAGAACGGATTGTCGAGGTAGGTCGAGTGCATCCGTACTGCCCCTTCGGGGTCGCCCTCGAAGAAGCGGTCGACTGGATCCTCCGGCTGATCCGGGTTCCAGCTGAACCAGACTTCAGACCCCGGTGCGCGAATCGTCGGGAGCAGGAGATCGAGCGACCGCTGGCTGATCGACTGCGCCTCCTCGACCCAAGCCCGACCGAAGCCTTCCAGGGACTTGAGCGAGTCGGCCGTGTGGTCCTGCATGCCCTCGAAGATCATCACGCCGGTACCACCCCTGCGCCGGATCTCGGTGGTGAGGATCTCGAAGTGGTCCTCGTGGCCAGGCACAACGCTACGGATCTTGGACTCCACGAGACTCTTGGCGCTGAACTTGAGAGAGCGCTGAACCTCGCGGATGCAGACGAACCGCAGGCTCGGGTCGCAGAGCATCTCCTCGACAGCGAGCTCGGCGAAGAAGTGGCTCTTGCCCGACGATCTTCCGCCGCTTGCGCCCTTGTACCGAGCCGGCTCGAGGAGCGGGAGCGCCCACTCGGCGGTCGGAATGTCAAGGGCGACCGTTGCCATTTGCGCCGTTGGCGTGGGCGGCCACCCGGTTTTTCGCTGCCGGTACCACCTGGCGCTTGACGGTGACCTCGATCGGCCCGCCGTCCTTGCCGGTGAGCTCGTGGCTAATACGGTCGCCGTAGAACTTCGGGGCGACGCGGGCGAGCCACCACTTCCGGGTATCGATCCGGAGCTTGGACCGTGCGATCACGTCGTAGTCGGTGCGCTCGTTGCCCTCGCCGTCGACGTAGGTGTCGTTCGTTCCGTCGTCGGCGATCACGAGCATATCGTCGAACATCAGCTGCGCTTGGAGGAGCCGAGCTTGCGCGTATTTCGTAAAAAAGCCCTCGCGATCTTCGAGCGCCCAGTGGCGCACGGTCGACTCCTGGGGCATCCGATCGGCAGCGCAGATCCGGTTCAAGCTCTCGCCCTCGGCGAGTCTCGC